GGTTCTCATAGTTTTTCCAATCTGGATGATAATAATAAGCATTGATTTTTCCTTTGGAGTCACATTTTTCTGCTCTTAATGTTTCCCTGTTAAAATGTGAAACTGTTGCAACTTTTTTGCCTTTGTAGGTAATCTGAAAAGCTGCTTCTCCTAACAGTTTTAAATCTGTTGCAACTTTTTTTATACATTTGTTTTTAAATAAGCTTTTAAAGTTTGCGAATTCATCAGGTTTTTGTGATGCATCATGAGCATGAATTCCTTTTCCCGCTATTTGATTTGAAATTCCTGTGACAATTGAGGATGTTGTTGGTGAATTTAAATACGCATCAATCACCTCACTGTAAAAATCATTATTTTCTCCAAATGAAATAAAGTCCTCCCTGGGATCTTCAGTGATCTCTGGTGTCTGATATGCTGATAAATTTAAAACATGGAAATCGCTGTTATTCATAAACTAGATAATCATTTGTTTGTGTTGTGTTTGTTGTATAAATCCCAGCATTAACAGAATAATCAGAAACAGTTTGATTTGTAGCTAGGATTTTGTCTCGATATAAAACAGATCCATCAGCTGTGTTTGTAATTTCAAGTATATAAGAGCTGTCTCTTGTTTGATCTTGTTGCAGTGCTGCTGTGTAAGTGTAATAATAATCTACTTCTGTAAATGTGCTAACTGTTGCACTGTGGACCTCTTTGTTTTGTTCTTCGTTTTTTATACTCACTTTAAAAATATTTGACCCTGTTGGATTATATGATTTAGGAATTAAAAAAAGAGTGTTGTTTGTTTGTGTTCTGTCGATAACCTGCATTACTATTTCAATTTGAAAGTTCCGATTGCTGTGTTATATAATTTTTTTGATTTTAAAACCTTAAAAGCATCTTCAGTCAGTGCTTTTTTCACATCTTTTTCTGTTGCTTTATTCCACTCTAAAGAATCAAAAGGTTTAAATGTGTATTTTGTTTTTTCCATATTGTTTTTTTATATGTTTTGAAGGGAGCAGCAATTGCAAACTCCCAAACAAAACACAATTAATTTAACTGTTTGTTCCTGCAGTAACTGTGACAGTTGCTGAGGACATTCCCGCCAATGGATTGGCAGCTGTTGCTCCATTTATGAAGTCTGGGCTTTGTGTTTCTTCTGATAAAAATTCTAGTTTATAACCAGCCATGTCTCCGAAATTTCCACCACTTTCAATTGATGCTGATTCTAGTGAGCATCCGTTGATTTTTCCTAATAAAAAAGCATTTGAATTTCTATCAACTACAATTATATGCGGACGGCCGTATGAAATCAAAGCGATTTCAGATCGGTCTTCTTTAGATAGTTTAGGTAATGTAATTGATAAAGCAGTACTATAAAAACTTGTCCCATTTTCTTTTGAAGATGTGAGACTTGTTGTCATTGTATTTGCTGAACTATTAAGATCATATTTAAAAATTGTAAAAGTGCCACTCATGTCAGATATTTCATCGGATGATTCTGTGATTGTACCTAATTCACCGTGATTGGTAAGGTAAATCGCTGATATTCCGCCACTTATATCTTTACAGTTTATGGCTCTTCCTTTACTGAGATTGCACGCCATCTGATTGATTTTTAGTAAGTTAGGGAGGTTTTACCCTCCCTTACTCTGATTATTAATTATGAATATAAAACAACCTCAGAACCCTGAGCGATTGCAACACCAGCTGATCCTCTTAAAATCACTCGTGAATTTTGCGACCCGTCAATCGGAGCCATGTCAATGATTGAAGCTTGATTTAATTCGCTGTATAAAGATGATCCAAATATTAAGTTTTCTTTTGTTGAAGCCATCATATCAGTTGAAGTCATCCCTGGGCAATGAACAACAGGAATTCCATCGAAATAAAGTTCTTGTTGACCTGCATACCAAGTGTTCATTTTGCCGTCAATTCCGACAGTTGCATTTGGTCCATTAACACTTCCAAATCCTCCAAGGCTTCTAATGTATGCTTGATAAATTGCAGTTGGAACAAAAATAGAAAGGCTTTCTTGACCATAGACAGCGGTCGGGATCGCATCAACCAAACGGCCAAGCTCAGTAGTAACTGTCGTCGCCGAAATTGCAGCTTTTGCAACATCAACAACATCAGCGTTTGCAGCTGCTAAAACTTCAAATCCATCGAAAGGAATGCTAGTGCTTCCAGATGTTCCTGTCCATACAGCTGACTCCATTGCTGAAGCAGTTTTTGCAACAACATGCTCAAGAATAAAGTCTCCAAAAGTTTTTGGAAGACCAGATTTGATTCCTTTTAATTGTAAAGATTCCCAAGAACTTCTGTAATTTTTTGAACATAATTCCAGATTTACCTGTATCTCAGCGGGTTGCAAAACAACTTCTGTTGTTGTCAAAGTCCCAGTGGCTGTAAAGTCACAAGATCCTGGTTTGATTAAATTGCCATCTGAGTTTAAAACTTGGATGACTTCTTTAAATTGTATGTTGTCTCTGATGTCGATTTTTCCAGAGGCTAAAGTTTTTCCCGATAGCAAAGCTGCGCTTAAATAACCTGAAGCCGCTTTTCCGCTATAAGTGGAATTGATAGTGTGTGTAGTTGGCATTTTATTTTATTTTATTAATTATTGTTGTAAATCATTTGTCGTATTCTACTCAAGTGAAGACTTACATTTTGATGTTGATTGTTTTGATGAGATGCAAGCATTTCTGGATTATGAGCAATCGGCTCAACTTCTTCAGAACTCATTTCAATCTCTTCAACTTGTTCAACTTCTTTTGTTTCCTCTTCTTTAGATAGATCTTCTTTTTCAAGGATTGATTTTAATTCATCAATCATTGTTTTAACTTCTTCAAGTTCTTGTTTAGTAGCGTATTCTTTTTCATCTTCAGCAGCTTCAACTTCTTCGGTTTCTACTTCAGCAGCTTCAACCTCTTCAGTTTCTTCCGCTGGAGCTTCTTCTTCAGCAGCTTCTTTGATTTCATCAATTACGCCTTCATTTTTAACTACAAGGACTCTTGAATCTTCTAATGTGTATTCACCTTCAGGAAGCGGGATAGACTCACCCTCTTCTCCTTTGATAAACACATCACTCCCTTTTTCAAAGTTTTCAGAAGTTATTTCAGTTCCGTTATCAAGCTTCATGCTTTCAAGCTGAACTTTTTCCTCAGATAATTCTATTCCTAGAACTTCTTTAATTTGGTTTAAGATTTCTGTCGCTTTCATTTATTAAATTGATTATAAACTATAAACGAATGAGAGTAGTATAATCGGTCAAATTCATTAAACTTTTCCTATGCCTTGAGCGTGCATTTCACCAGTGCAACATTTTGGATGATACCTTTTTTTGTCTTTACAAAGACAACCTCTGGTCCCGCTTTTTGGTGTCATTCTTGATAAAGATTTTGTTTTTTTACTCTGCATCTTGAATAATTTTTTTGATTTGATTTATAAAATCATCAGCAGCAGCCTCTTCTTTAAGAGTCTTGTCTTTGGGTCTTTCTGTCATTTTTGAACTGAAATACGCTTCAATTGAAAATCCAGAGATGTCATTGTTTTTTACTTTTTCCCAAACTTCATCATTTGAACATTTTACAGAAATCATCCAGGTCCCGACAGGAACATCTAGGCCATAATGGCGAGATTTATCTTTTTCAGATTCTACAATCCAACTTTCAACAACAGTCAATCCTTGTAAATTAATATCATGCTCAAGCGTGCTTTCTGATTGATTGCCATTTATGAAAAACATTTCAGAGGCTTTTCTAATTGTTTCCTTACTAAAAAAAATGTAATAATCTTCTGGGTCCCCTTTTCTAAATATTGGTTTATTTGGCACCAATGCAGCTCCAAGCATTAACTTTTTTTCTTTGTCCTGCTCAGCAAATTTGAACTCTTGACTTTTTAATGCAATGAATGACTCCTCAATTGCTGGTGAAGAGACAACCGAAATTGCAGTTACGCCTAAATCTTCATTCTCTTCATCTAAAACTAATTCAACTATTTTCATATTTATTATTTATTATTTATCCGATTGATGCCTCTTCTATAATTGCTCGATCTAAAGCCTGTGATGTAGAAACATCACCACTAACCACAAAGGCTCTGGTTGGCGTTTTATCTTGATCGTTAATTGCTTGTGCGATTTGACTGCCTTGAGAACTTCCAACAACATTAAAAGCTGGGGGTGTTGAGACCTGCGCTCTTGGAGCACTAAGTGAAACACCGCCACCACCAGCAGCTCCCATTTTTGCAGCGCTTCCTTTTGCAGCACTCACCGCTGATTTTATTGATGCAAATATTCCAGCAGCTTGAGCCGCAAATGCAATCAATAAAGGTACGTTTTGAGGAAACCCAACTTTTGCTGTTGCTGCTGTCCCTCCTGCAATGTCAGCTCCTCCCTTTGCTGCAATCAATCCTAGTTCTGTCAGTGTTGCTTTAGCTTTCATTATTTGCTCTTTTATAAGCATAGTCTGCTTGGCTATAAATAAAGCTCTTCCAATTTTTGTTTCAGAACCAGCTGCTGCAATTACAGTGTCTAGATTTGCTAAAGTTGCTTTTCTTTTTTCCTCTTGTTGTTTTAAAAATGTCTGATGATCTTTTTCATCTTGTATTCTTTTATCTTCCTTTTGTTGTTTTTCAGCTTCTAAGTCTGCTGCTTCTTGATCTTTAATTGCTTGAAGTCCATCAAGGCGCTCTTTTTCTAAAGCATTTTCGTTTGTTAGTTGTTCAGCTCTAAAGCCAGTCACAGCCGCTTCAATGTCTGCAATCTCTCTCTTTTTGTCAATTACTGCGATCTGAAGATCGAGGTTGTCTTTGTCTATTGCCAAAGCCGCCTCTGCTGCATCAAGCTGTTTTTGTGCCTGACTTTTCATGACCTTTTCTTGTTTGTCTAAAACAAGCCCTAGTTCTTTATTGGCTGCGATTCTTTCTTCAATTCCCAAAGAGACATCATCTCTGATTTGTCTCTGAAGCTCTGCTTCTTTGTCATATTGCTGAAGAAGTAAAGCATTCTGAGCCTCAGCTAGTTTTGACTGTTTATTTAATTGAGTTAAATTTGTTGCAGCTTTTAAAGTGTTTTTTGAATAGTCAGCGATTGTTTTGCTTGCATCTTTTGCTGTGTCTGCTATTTTGTCAAATGATCCATCAACACCAGTCAATGAATCTACAAACTCCTTTCCCCCTTCTTTTACTGATTCAATAGCTCCATCCCAGTCAC